TGGTGTTGGCGGCAACCTGCGCGGGCGAGAGCGTCACCGAAATGACGCCCAGCGCCTGCGTATTGCCCATGATGATTCCAGCCATAAGGATCTCCTAGAGGAATGGGCTGGCGCCATCCGGATAGGACAGCGCCAGCATGGGCAGGCTTAATTCGACAAAATTCGAGCCGCCAGTTGGGCGCGCAAGGTCTTGTAGCCGTACAGGCAGTCGATACGGCACGGGAACACATCGTTGGAGATGTCGTACGCACGCACGATGCGCAGCGAAATACCGTCGTAGACTTCACGAGCCGAGAAATCGACGCCCTTGGGCATCTGCAGATCGGCCGACACGAAGGCGAAAGCGTCCTTGTGAAAGGCCAGCGACGGCTTGTAGACCGCCGAAGCACCGCCAACCTTGGTGATGGCCACACCGTTAGCGATACCCGCTGCCACCACGTTCTGCGCGCCGGTCGAGGTGTAGATCGCCGGGGCGAAGCTCAGGGTACCCGCACCGCCTGCGTAGTCAGCCGTCACCACGAACTGCTGTAGCACGCCGGTATCGGCTTTAGTTTCCGGATGCACGCGGTTCGTGCCCGCGAAGGTGATCACGTCGCCCTTCTTGAAGGTCGTCGCGCCAGTTGCCACCACCACCGAGGTCGAGCCGTTCGTGGTAACAGCGCCGTTGACCGTGTAGGTCGTGGCCGAAGCGGCGGTGCCAGTGGTCTGCGACGGCAGCAGGGTGTTTTCGTAGATCGTGCCGAAACCAGCAGTGCGACCAACCATGCCTTCGCGGTACTGCTTGGCAATTTCGGTCGAATCCTGAAACAGACCCTTCAGGCCGTCAACGAGGTCGAGGTTGTCCTGGGTATTCAGGATCAGCGTGCGAACGCTGCTCGGGGCCAGGTTGTCCACCAGCAGCTTGCGGGCCGACAGCGCCTTGTTCAGCGTGATGGCCGAACCGATGTTGTTCACGGCATTGTACACATCCAGCGCCATGTTGAAGGCGTCCGCCTCAATGTTGGCCGACAGCACGGCCATGGCCGGCTCAAGGATGCGATCCGCGAAGTCATCGAGCGACAGAGTCAGCTCAGCCGAGCTGAACGTCACGTCGACGCCCTTCTGCGTACCCATCGTGACCGATACGCTTTGTTCAGTCGTGTCTTGGGTCGAGAGGGTCTTGCCGTTGCGAACCGTGTACTGGTTGGGCAGGCGAACCTTGAGGGTATCGCCGATCTTGGCGCCGGATTGGGCGTACGAGTCGTCGTACTGACGGTTGATCGAGCCGATGAAATTCAGCTTTTGGTGCAGGATCGCCAGCGCGCGGCGCGTGACGGCGGTGGGGGTGAGGATCGAATTGCTCATGGTTGCTCCGAATTGTCAGATTTAACGTTTTCGGCGGCCTTCGTGATAACGACGCATCCATTCATCAATGGGCAAATCGTCACTAATGCCACCTTCGCTAGTTCCACCCGTGCCAATCGGTTTGATCGGTGCGGGCGCCTTAGAGACAGGCTTGGCGGCGGGCTTGCTCAACTCTTGTTCGAGCTTGAATAGTTCGCGCGCCTGCTTAGTAGGAGGCAGGGAAAAAATCCGGGTCGCCTCATCAAGGTGCTCCGCTTGCCCTAGATAGTGAATGACCTTGTGCGGTGCATCCGTATCCAGCGCCAGACGGATGAAGTTGTCATCCATCCCCGCCATCGTCAGATTAGTCACGGCATTCTTGAACGCGGAATCCTTAAATTCCTTTGCCCCGTCCTGCAGTACCTTGCTGACCGATTCGTCAAAGCGTTGTGCCTCTACGAGTTTCTGTGCTTCCGTTTGAACGAGCTTGCGCACGTCCTGCGGTTGCTGCCCGTCATCGTGCGGAGGGTCTTGCTGGAGAGCCTGGCGTAATTGCTCATTCTCCCGGCGCAATTGCTCAGCGGCATTACGTGCCTCATACTTTTCGCGGGTAATCTCGCTAATGCGGCGCTGGAACCAAGGCTCTTTCTTCTTGCCTTCGTCCGGCGTCTCATCGGCGTGATGCTCCGCTTCCTGCTCTGCGGTCGCTTCAGAGCCTTGGGTTTCGACCTCTTGCACCTGTTCAGGCTGAACGCCTTCCGCCGGGTTCACGGATTCGATTTCATCGAACATGGAATGGATTCCAAGAGATTGAGCCCGGTGATACAGCACCGGTACTGTCTTGTTACTAACTAACCGCCATTATATACAGGATTATCAAAAATGAAACGCTAGCTCAGAGGCGGCCTATGGATGAAGATGCCCGCTCGGGGCGGGCTGTGGTTGTGGCTGCGCCCTATCAGCGGCCTGTTTATGGAAGAAGTGCCCCTAGGACGGTAACAGGCACTACAGCGGCTATGGCTGCGGCCCCGGTTAGTCCTGGGTGCGTGCCATCCAACGTCATACCTGCCTTCCAAAGTCCGGAGTCGCGCGCGCTCTCCACGGCATCAGCAAATTCCCAGGGGGTAGCAACTAGCGGATGCCCGGTTTGGCCGGCGCGTGTTCCCGCAGAACCAACCGAAACGGGCACTCCCCCTGAATCGACTGGCGCCCCGTCGCGCAACCACGCATTGAGCGATACGCGAGTGGCGTTGCTTGATGTTGGCGTTTGATTCCCCACAGTAGCCCACGAGTCTGTCGAGGTCGTTTGCGGCGGAACAGTCGCGCCGTAACAGGCCAGCCCACGATCCGAATGGATTTTCCACCACGACACCAAAGAAGACTTAATGGTGGCAAGAGCCGTTCCACCCGCAAGATCATTTGTACCGTAGAGAAGAATCGCAGAATCGAAGTCCAGTACATCCGCCACCCTAAAACGACGCGCAGCCCCCGTTCCTGTAACAGCAGCGCCGACCGCTGAGGATGATAGGCCAAGGTTCAAATAGGATAGCTTCCCGTCTAGCGCACGAGAAAGCCAGCCGTAATCGTCCGTCGTTCCGAATGAATCGTTGAACCCGCAGGTAATGCTGTCGCCTTGCGCTAAAACGACTGGGCTGGCACATGGTATTGCTGGGTTACCAATCACCAATTGCGGGCCATATCCACGGACAGCATTCGTCGTGACAGAGCCATCTGCGAAATCACCCGACACAACGCCTTCATTTGCGGAATTTGTCAACAAGCCGAGCGGATAAAATTGGCCAGACGTGACAGATACATACGTGCGCGTGAAAAAATCCTGTCCTTTCGTTCTGGAAATCCCGATGGGGTCAGAGATAAGAACTGCGCCCGGCTCACATACCGCAGACCTGCGCCCACCGAAAAACACGGGGTAATTCAGCCCGCCGGTCAGGCGAATATTAGCCTTGATCGTGATGTTATTCGGGCCGTCAGTCTCAACGCCTGCGCTGTTGTAATAGTTGGAGAAAACGAGGCGCAACGATGAAAAAGAGATCTGCGCGACGTGATAAAGCTGTGTCGTGATCCCTGTAGATACACCATCAGAAATATGGTTTGGTGATCCACCGCGAACCATTTTGTGCGCGCGGGTCGCCACTGGCCGGAGCTTTTTGGAGTAAGACGTTTTAGCGGTTTTCTGGCTAACGCCCGGCGCGTCAAGAATTCCCATACATCACCTCACGAAATCGTAATAGCCGGCTGCGCAGTCACGGCGCCGTTGGCGTCGCGCGTTACAGCGGGTTGCGTGACCGTCTTCGTCAGGGTGCCTAGGACATAAGTCGCATGCCATGCATCAATGGCGCCGGGGAATGCGGTACTGGCCGTATCTGTGGTGAAGGTTCCCGTTGCACCATCCGGCCAGACGATGCTCGCCGTGGTAATGGCGCCATTGGTGTCTCGTGCGGCGGATACCAGTTGGAAGGACTGCGCATAGGCCCAAGTCGCAAGCGCTCTATTTGCGCCGCCCCAATCCAGCAAGAACTGGGATTTCTGCTGCCAACCTGGTGCGGTGTCATATGACACAGATACCGCCCCACCCGTTGGCCTCACCCGGATATAGGCGGGTTCATTCAGCATATCCGAGGATGGCGCCGTCACTGCACCATTTGGCCACGCGACCCATGTCGCTAGCCCGCTAAACACGGTCGGACCACTGTCCAGCGTGTATTCAACCACCACAGTCGCGCCCACTACAGGCGTTACCGTAACCAGTGACCCGTCAGGAACAAATAGCGGCTGCGAAATCTCATTCGCGCCGACCGGGAAGCTAGGCATTTTGCATCACCGGCTGTTGTTCGGTTTGCTGGGCTTGCTGGGCTTGCGCGTCGTCGCCCGGATAAATGTCCGGCGACTGCGCTACCTGAATGCCAAACTGCTCCGCCAATGCTTCCGCGAATCCCGGCCCCAGCATCGGCAATAGCAGCTTCAAACGTTCCGTTTCCTTGCCATAACGATCAATCAGACGCTTCTCGCGCTCTGCGTCATTATTCGCCACGGCATCATTATATTCCTGTCCGAGCGCTTGCAACTGCGCCTGACATTGCTGTAGCTGCTGATTCAGTTGCTGCATTTCGGGAGACTGCTTGTCATCCCGAATGCCAGGCGGCAGGAATTTCGCCAGCCGTTCGGCCAACTGATCGGCCATCGGGAAATCGGCCGCCTTCATAATCAGGTCGCCCGCCTGCTGCAACAGTTGCGGATTGCCCTGCGCCATTTGCGTCATGGCTTCAAAGGCTTCCGCCCGGCGCGTGGAATAACTCGGACCGACTGCCACCGTCACGTCGTAGCGCCCGACAGACGGGTTATAGATGCGCTCAATATCGCCAGTCGTCGGATTCTGCTCCTCACGCACCGCTTCCGGCTGATTCGGATCGATTTTTGCCTGATCCTCCGCGCCATCCTCCCCGAGAATCCGAATCACGCGCGGCGTGTCGTAAACCTTGGGAATCAGGTCAATCAGAATGCGCCCGGTATATTTGATCGATCGCGCTAGGTTGTCGACAAAGTGGAAGTTAGCCAGATCGCCCTTGCGCTGGAGCGTATTAAGCGCCCGGCCAGACTGCGAATTCGGATTGGCGCCGAACGAGGCGTCATATTGCCCGCTCGCCATCTTCATTTCTTCAGCGGCAGCCTGCATGCCTTGCAGATAGGCAGGAGCCATCACCGGAGGCGCCTGGCGGGTCGGCGGTGGCACCGGGTTGCCTTCGTCGTCCACGTGGTTATAGGGCAGATATGAGAAATTCGCCGTGTTGGCGTTTTCCCAGTATTGCTCGTAGCCTTCGCGCGCTTCTGCCGGACCGACGTAGGGAATTTTGTTCTGTAGTGCCACGTGCTCAGTTGCCGAACTCGTCCAGTAGTTGTACATGCGCTGCGGGTCTTTCATCGTCCGCGTATGGCCCTTGCGCTCTACCTTGCCGTCGATATCGGTCTCTTCCCCGACCACGCGCACGATGGGAATGTACTTGCCCAGCCAGTCGCCGCGCTCGATGATCTGGTCGCCCGCGATCATCTTCCACTTGACCTCGGGGCGGCGGATCTTGCGCTTGCGGCTGTCAGGCAGCGCCTTCAGCATCTCCGCATTGGCGCCTTCCCCTTCCAGCTCCGACATCTTGACCGTGCGGCCCAGTTCGTCCGCGATCAGCCAATCCGTAATTTCAACAACGTGAAAGTATTCGGCCAAGCGGATCTTGTCCTTGCTCAACCATTCGTCGCCGCCTTCCATCGGCCAGCCAATGCAGTCAATGTCAGGATACCGGGCATCAAACTCCTTCTTCAACATGTCTTTGAAGACAAAGCCGAACTTGGCATCCGAGCCGTCAGCCTCTTCAATGTCCGGATCGAGATAGACCATCAGCGGGTTTTTGACGCGCTTGATGAAAATCTCTTGCTCGAAACTGTCATCCGAGGCGTAGTTCGTCACCACGCGCCAGTAGCCGATGCCGCCGTCCACCGCGAACTCTGCCGCCGTATCATAGGCCGTATCAGCGCTCGAGTTGGCTTCAATATGCCGGATAATCCCGTTGAAAATGTCAGCGGTCTTCTTGTCCGCGCCGTTATCGACCGGAGACACCCGCACGCTAGGCTTGTTCTCCCGCGCGCCATTGGTGATCTGCCGGTTATGCTGGAGCGTCTTGTTGATCGTCAGGCAGGGGCGTTTGTCGAGAATCCGGTTGCTCCAGACTTCGGTCGGCCACTGATAGCCGTTATCCGAGTCGCCATGCGCAAAGCGCAAATCCTCCCGGAACAGCTTGCGGAAGTCCGATTCGGCCTCTTCGCAGCGGCGGAAGCGTTCGTGCGCCTCTTCAACGATCTTGCGGTCTTTTTCGGATTGGTTATCAGCCATTATTTAGCTCATCCACCCGCCGAAACCGGCCGGCATTTTGGGTTGTTTCTTCTGTTCTTCGCGCGGCTTCTTGGCCCGGCGCGCCCCTTCGCAGGCGTAGCGCAAGGCGTCAATCACGTGATTATCCTTGTCCTGCAAGAGCGGGAGAATCTCGCCAGTGAGCGGGTCTTCCTTGTAGCGATACAGCGAAAGCTCGTCAATCAAATGCACGCAGCGCGGATGCACGATTATATCGAACGATTTCAGGAATTCTACACCTTCCTCTAGCGATTTTGCGCCCTTAATGGCCGCGCGGATCTTCGGAAACCCGTGTTTCTGCATGTGACTGATGGTTTCCGGCCTGGCTGAGTCGGCAGTAATCGGCCATTTCTCCGCCTCCGGCACCGACATAAACAACTCAGGCAGATTCACAATCTCGCAGCCGACCATATAGGCTTCGTAATCGACGTACAGCCGGTTGCCTTCAATATCGCAGCGGATAAGTACCGATGGATCGACCGAGAATCCCCAGTCCGCCCCCAGCCGGAATACCGTGCCTTCTGGCCGCTCGAATTCCTCCACCTTCCAGTTACGGAAAACGCGGGCCTCGCTATTCTGGCGGTATTCGCCCAGCCAGATATGACGGAATTTGTCCGGGTCGCGGCTCTGGTCGTACCGCAGTTCTGCCATTAGCACGTCTGGCAACCACGGATTATCCTGATAGTTCACCCGCACCACGATCGCATCGGGCGGTGGATTATCCCCGCGCAACAACATATCAACCGGATCGGTTTCCTCGTTGGGATTCCACGAGAACCACAGTTCCGACCCTGGCTTGCGGATGGTCGGGCGGAGCATGTCCAGGCTGCGCTGGCTCAGGGTTTGCGCCTCTTCCACCCAGGCCACGTCGAAGCCTTCCAGTGACTTGATATTGTCCGCGTTGAAGTTCTGCATCCCGCGAAAGATGATCTGACTACCGTTCTTGCCGTGGATCGCGTCGCGCTGAATCTCGAACAGATGGCCAACGCCTAAATCCTCAATCTTGCCTTCGATCAGCTTCTTGACGGACTGGCTCAGGGTTTGCTGCACCTCGCGGACACAGACGATATCGGTCTTGCCCATAATGCAGCGCTCAACAGCGGCTTCAGCGAAGAAATGGGATTTGCCGGAACCCCGACCGCCCCATGCGCCTTTATAGCGAGACGGATTCAGCAGCGGCAGTGCCCAGCGAGGCGTGGCAATGCGCAGCTCGCTCATTTGGCCTTCGGATCGCAGACTTCCCGGATGATCTTTTCGACCTGCACCGGGCCGCCATCTTCACCCGTCAGCGTGACGGCGCTCAGGTCAGGCACCGACTTACGAAGCAGGATCTCAATGGCTTTCAGCCTCGTTTGGCTAAATTTGCCATCTGAAAGGCCAAGCGCATGATTCTGCAATACATTCACAAGCTGACTAGCCTGGATTTTTGCCCTTACATCGTCTTGGTGAGTTTTCCTTAGCCGCGCGGCCATGATGCTTCCCCGATTTATATTCTCCGCATTCTAACGCAACAGAGTTGCATCTGTGATGGCTAGCAATTTCGTTGCTTTCGACCCCGCACGCACTGAGCAAAATATTGCGCGACGCCCGCATGCTAGTTGCTATTTATTGCGCCTTTCTCAGCCCTGCGCACAGTTTCCGCTCTTGCACATCCTTCTGTAGTGACGCCTGATACTCTTGCCACTGCATATTGGCGGGCTGATCGGCTCCCCCTGCGCATAATGGTTGGATGTGGTCAATCACATAGCCATGGCAGGGTAGGCGATTCTTCCCGGTGCTCGGGCAGGTATGGGTCTTGGCGAATTCGTGGCGGGCGGCGTTACTACGGCCTTGGGCTGGCAGGCAAACCAGCATGGCAGCGAATAATGCAAGCGCGGCTTTCATTGCGGGCCATTCAGGTTAGGCAGACGTTCTTCCCAATAGAGGGTGTACAGCATCTGGGCCGCATCCGTGGGCGCTACGCCACCCGTAAGCGTGCTGAATCGCCCGAAATACGTCCCGGCTGGCAGTCCGCGCTCCGTGGTTTCTCCGCCTGCGTTCTGGCTCGACTGGTTGCCCTGGTTGGTGCTGCACTTGATGATCATGTCATCCACCTGAGTGCCGCCCGTGAAATCGCCGCCCGTCTGAATCGTGACCTGCGACGTATAGAACGGCGCTGGGCGCTCGCCCATGCGATTGACGCCAATAATCGGCAGCGAGGTCGTCCAGCCGCCGGAATCCGTGGCGGCGGTATAGATCGCCAGGCGAAGCGCCCCTTGCGTCAGGGTTAGGGTTTGCGCCCACAGGATGAAATCAATGGTGCTGACGAAGCGGAATTGGACAGACGGCCCAGCGACCGGGATAACCTGTTCCACGAACGAGCGGAACATGCGGCCCGCAAAGAATCCGGTTTGCCCGGGATCGACCCGCACACGCATGCTGGGTCCGGAACGATCCGTCAGGAGTTTCGATTCTATCGCGGTGCTGGGCATTTTCTTGGGCGGGGCAAGCCGCGTTACTTTTTCTTGCCCTTATTAAGCGTCTTATTCGCCGCCGCGTCAACCTTGGCTTTTTGCGCCGGAGATAGGGTGCCCGCCTTCACGCCTTGCGACGCGCGAGCCAGCGCATTTCGAGCGTGATTCTTGTCCTCGACGGGGAAGCGCTTTCCCGGCAGAGCATAATCACTCTGCGGCATGGCCTTGCGTTGCTTGCTGGTCAGAGTTGCCATTTCCCAAGCTCCAGATAGAAAAACACCCCACCGAAGCAGGGTAAAAAGGATCGAGAGTCAACGATCCGAGGGGTAAATTGAGGAAATGGGGTTAGCGGTTCAGCCGAACGAGTCACGCTGTCTTGGCGTCCTACACACTCCCTCATGGATGACGACTGCTTGGCGCAGGTTAGGCTGTCTATTAAGGCTCGACTACAACCCCGAGACCCCAGTCAATCGCCATTCATGAGATGCCGGTCTTTCCCGGCTGTCATCTGGCCTAGTCCCACACCATACCGGGGCTGTGGGCCTATGCAACCTTTCGGTTTCGCTGCCACCAGCTCATCAGGCATAGAAATGCCCCGGCTTGTCCGCGTCTCACACCCTCAGCCAGAATGGACGCCCTTTCGCTAGTAGAGAAGCGCAGCCGATTCTGCAGTATCCGGCCAGCACGTCCAGTCAAAACATGCTGAAATACTTCTACGGGCTTTTTAGCGAGGCCTCGCCCTCGTTTGCTGCGCTTCTCTCGACGGATGACTACTAGCAGGGAGCCTATGGGATTGGGTTCGGCGCTGCCTGGAGCTTGTTAGCCCATAGGCCTTATGCGGCTACTGCAATCGATGGTCGGCTATGCCGGGAGTAATCATCCTGCGAGAGCCGGCTATTGCTAACCGGTCTTTGTATTTTACGACATTCTCAGCCGATTATCACGGTTATTTCTGCGCGCTGCTCGTGATAATTCGCACCTCTACTTACTCAGCAGCAACACTACTAGGATCACCCAGCCTACCGGCCCTATGCCGATCAGGAACGCGCCCAGCATGATTAGCAGCGCGCCCGCAATCACCAGCCCAAAGGCGGCGCCCACCATCTCCGTGAATGCTTTCATGGCGTTTCCCCGTTTTCCTCGGCAAACGTAATCGCCAGCATGACGATTAGCGCGGCAGCAATGGCTAGGCAGGTGCCAATGCCAGTGAGTAGGAGGGCGTCGGCTGTCATGATCCTAGCGCCTTGGCAATGGCTGCGCGGGCCTTCACATGAATATCATTCAAATGATCCTCCATCGTAATGGAATCCCAAAATGCAACCACTTCTTGCAGCGCCTCTAGTAGATCCGGTGCAGCAACAATCAAGCGAACGTCTGCCTCTCCGCTGAAAACTTGGTATTCATCGCATCCGACTACTGCGCTGCCGTCTGCCCCGTAAATGCTGGGATTATCGCAATAGCCCGGACCCGAGTAATTGAATGGCTTTTCTGCGATACGGTCGCTGCTTTCCCAGTCCCGGATGCCAAACTTCCACGGGCCAGGCGTACCGAGAAACTCTTTCATG